TCAAGCGGAGCAACAACAACAGTTATTCCTGTAGATAGAACAGTAGCATTAAGCAGTGCTGCAAATGCTGATTTAACTTTAATATTCCCTAAATCAGGGGCGTATCTTGCACAACCAAATGCAACTATAGGTAGTGTTACTTATAATCAGGGAGACTTAATTCTTCAAGGAAAAAATGTGTCAGATGCTCTATACAATTTAGATTCGCAAGAAGACTCTGTAAATGCACGAGACGATAGTGGAAATGTATTAGACATCGCATGGTCAGAAGATACTAGAATAGAGACAAAAGCAATTAGTTCTTACAATGCAACTCATGTAGTTGTAGGTTCAGCATTTAGTTCTGCACCAACTGAGGAAGTAATTTTTGCTATATCACAGACAACAGCAGCAGGAGAAAAATTAGCAGGGTCACCAAAACAATATAGTATTGTTGAAATAAAAGAACAAGAAGATAAATCTTTTGCTATTTCAGCAGCTAGACAATCAGAGGGTAAATTCGATGAAGTAGATAGAGGGTGGAAACTTTCTAATATTCCTGATGTATTAAGACCTCCTAAATCCGAAGATGGAGTACCACAACCAAGAAGTTATCAATTAAAATTAGTAAAAGGAATACGAGATAATGATGATGAAACAAGGGTAACTAGTTCGGATGAACAAAGATTTACACCTCCTTCATTAGATGTATATTGGTCACCACCATTAAGTCAAAGAAAAGATTTAAATGATGTTCAGATAGAAACTCCTTACGAGCATATTCAACACTATGAGATAGAACATAATTTATATACTAACTCTGTAACAGCGGGTAAAGAAAGTTTTCAAAAGGTTGCAGTATCTCCTGATGTAAGAAGTTTTACTTTTGATAATATACCAAAAGCAGGTACGTTTATAGTAAGAATCAGAACTGTAGCAACGAATGGAGCACCTTCTCCATATGTTCAAAGAAGAATAACTATTAACCCTGAAAAACCAGCAAAAAATTTAGAGCCATATGTAAGAAAAGGCGGAATGTTAACAACTGGTTTTAATATAGACAGTTCAAATGCATTAGTGCAGTTTACAGAAAGCACTTATAATTTTACTCCAGCAGAATCAGATTTACAAACAATAACAGTCACAAGCGGTACAACTGCTCAAACTTCATGTAGCTTTTCAAACTTAGCTAGTGGAAAGACTGGTTATCTATTGTGGGATTATAGTGATACTACTGACCCACTAAAAGCGATAGAATATGTAAAAGATAATACTGGTGCTGACTTATTCAGATATTCAAAAAATTTAGACGCAACTGCTTTTGTACAAAAGACAGGAACAGCAAATGTTGTTGCAGGAAATACAGTTGTTATAGGAACAGGAACAAATTTCTTAACAGAGTACGAAGCTGGAGATATGTTCATATATGATAGTGGAACTACAAGATTTATAGCAACAGTTAACCATATTCATAGTAACACAGCTCTTGAAGTAGCGTATACTCCAACAGCAAACTTAACAAACAAAAATGTATTCTCACAAAGAATACAACCAAACTTTATCAAAGATACTATTATTGGAGAAGTAGCTAATACAAGCGGTACTTTCTCTATAGTAAACTATGCTAGTGGTAACAAGGGTACAGATGCATACTCTGTAAATGGTACAAATGAAAACCATAACTTCCCTTCAGCTTCAAACGGAACAGTAAGTGATTTCTCTAGTTTCTCAAATATCTACTCAATCAAAAAAGGCTCAGTAACATTAGCATTTGCAAGTAGTGGTACTGCCCTTAATACTTTTGGGTTATCAAAGGCAGATACAAATTGTACTTCAGCAATCAACTCCTCAACAGGAGAAATAACTGTTAGTGCAATAACACAAACAACAGCTAAAATTACAGTCACAATTACGGATAGATACACAGGTGAAACAATCGGAACAAGAGTTATTTCACTAGGTAAAAGTATACCAGGAGCAGCTGGAGCAGGTACAGATTCAAGAACTGTTAACCTAACAGCGTCAGACTTCTCTATTATTTACAACTCTGGTGGAACAAGTCCAAGCCCAAGTAGTACAATTACTTTGACAGCAACATCACAAAACTTTGATGACCCTTACTTTAAATTTACAGGGGATGGTATAAGTGATGAAACTTCTTACACAGATGGCTCAGGTGCGCAAGATACTTTTACATTTAGTGTACCAGCAAGCATAAATACTAGCCCTCAAACAGTTAGAGTAGGAGTAGCGGATGGTAACCAAGTAGAACTTGCTTTTGATAGTATTACTATCGCATCACTACAACAAGGAAGTGCAGGATATACTCCAATACTATCTAATGAAGCTCATACTTTTCCAGCAACAAAAGCAGGTGCAGTATCAGATTTTACAAAATCAGGAACATCAATAGAAGTATACAGAGGAGCAACAAGACTTACTCCAGTAGCAAACACAGGTACACCGGGAACAGACCAATTCTCAGTTACAACTAACTCTGATACTAATATTACAGTAGGTAGTTATACACTTAACACTGCATCAGCACACGCTAATGTAACAATTGGTAATCATAGTTCTTTCACAACCTCAGCTAATACTGCAGAGATAGAATACTCTATAAATATAGAAAATGAACTCACAGTAACAAAAGCACAAACTTTCACAAAATCAAAAGAAGGAGATGATGGAGCTGCAGGGGGCACTGGCCCAAGAACTGCTACTGGTTACATTTTCTATCAATCATCAAGTTCGAGTTCACCAGGTAATCCTTCAAACGCAGGAATATCATACAGCTTTAGCACTAGCTTATTAAGCGGTGGTGTAATTGGTACAGGTGGTACAAATTGGAATCAAATACAACCTACATACACAGGTAGCAACTCTAATAAATATTGGTATGCATACTTTAGTGTTGTTGAAGATGAATTTAATGATAGTACACCAACGATTACATTCTCACAAGCCTATCAAGGACAGAACTTTACAGGTCTTGTAACATTTACAGGAACTAACTCAATAACAGATGGTACTAACACTCATACAGGAATCACATCTTCAGATCTAGGTTCAAGTGGTACTACTACAATTGATGGGGGAAGAATTACAACAGGAACAATTGATGCTGCACGAATAAATATTGCAGGTAAAGATATATCTGACCTAAATAACGATTCTGGATTTACAGACGATGATAAAGCAAATTCAGCCTTTACACAAGCTAACTCAGCATTTTCCAAAGGTAATACAGCACATACAGCAGCTAACTCAGCATTTGGACAAGCAAACTCAGCATTTTCCAAAGGTAATACAGCACATACAGCAGCTAATTCAGCACATGCAGCAGCAAACACAAAAGTAACCCATGCCGCAGTTAACTCATCATCAACTATAGTAGGTGGTGGAATAGGTGGATGGAGCATAACAACTTACCATATAGCAGGTGGAGGTATTGTAGGAAACTTTACAACAAACGATAACACACAAGGCAATGCTTCATTCTTAAACACAGGGGGCCTTTTACTAGGGTCAGACGGTTTTATTTCTGCAAATCAATTTTATATAGACACTGCAGGTAACGCTAAATTTAAAGGAGAACTACAAGCTGCAACAGGAAGTTTTAGCGGAAGTATATCAGTAGGTGCATTTAACACAGCAGCTGGAAGTTCCACTTTATCAGGCACAGTTAATAGTGCATTTACACAAGCAAACTCAGCCTTTACACAAGCTAACTCAGCATTTGGACAAGCAAACTCAGCTTTTGGTCAAGCAAATTCAGCTTTTGGTCAAGCAAATACTGCTACAACAAATGCCGCATCAGCAGATACAAAAGCGGGCAACGCTTTTACACAAGCAAATACTGCTACAACAAATGCCGCATCAGCAGATACAAAAGCGGGCAACGCTTTCGGTCAAGCTAACACGGCTACGACTAATGCAGCCGCGGCTGATACAAAAGCGGGCAATGCATATGGGCAGGCTAACACAGCTACTACCAATGCTGCCTCGGCAGACACAAAAGCAGGTAATGCTTATGGACAAGCCAATACTGCAACAACAAATGCAGCAGCTGCAGATACAAAAGCAGGCAATGCATACGGTCAAGCGAATACTGCAACTACCAATGCAGCAACTGCTCAAAGTACCGCAGACTCAAAAGTTACTCACGCCGCAGTAAATGCTTCATCAACAGTAGTTGGCGGAGGTATTGGTGGTTGGTCAATCAGTCAATATCACTTAGCAGGTGGTGGAATCGTAGGTAACTTTACTACTACTGATAGTACGCAAGGTAATAATGCTTTCTTAAATACAGGCGGTATATTACTAGGATCGGATGGATTTATATCTGCTAATACATTTATGATTGATACAGCAGGTAATGCAAAATTCAAAGGTACACTTGAAGGAGATGACATAGTAGTAAATGGTACACTTGTAGTGCCTTCATCTGGTGCCAATGTATCTGGTAGTACTGTAGGTAGCTGGTCTACCAACACTATGGATAACAAACATATTGTAAGTGTAGGTAGTGGCCCGGGCTTTTATCAAGGATTTGTAAGATTGACTGGTGGAACAAACCATGTTAAGACTATTAGTATTCAAGCAAGAACAGGTAGTTCTACTGCAAGTGACGGAACATTAATTTATGAAACTCCTAGGGTAGACCAATATACAGCAGGTAACTTATCAGAAGGTAGACTATTCTCTAGTGCACAAACAGCTAATATGCCGATTGCATTTACATATACAGGCTCCGGTAATGTATCAATGTTTATAAGAGCTCAAGCAGATACGGGGCCAGATACAGTAGGTTCAGCGGAAGCAAGATTTATCAAGTTTGGAACAACAGATCCAGTATTTAGTTTTGCAAACCAAACAGGTGTAGCATTAAATACTGCAACATATTCAAACACACAAGTAGTTGGAGGATTCCAAGGAACAAAAACAGCAAGTATAAGTAATACTTCTTTCACAAGATTTAAAATTGATAATGGAAGTTTTGGAACTTCAAATCAAAATATAGCAAATGGAAGTTATATCAATGTTGAGATTACTTCAGCAAATGCAAATCTTACCGCAAGAACTTCAACTGTTACTATAGGAGAAGCCTCAGCAGACTATACTGTAACAACTGGAGGCACCTCTGGAGGCGGAGGAGGCAATCCGCCAGGAGGCGGAGGAGGTTGTTTCGTACAAGGAACTCCTGTCGTCATGGCTGATGGAACTACGAAAGCAATCGAAGATGTAACTGCTGGAGAAAATGTAAAATCATTCAGACATTCAAGTTTATCACTCGATGAAAATGCTTGGGAAACTTGGACAACTCCAGAAATAGGCAGTGGAAGTTTTGGAACTTCAAATGTTGTCGAGGTAACAGACCCCCATTCACATACAAATTATTATTGGATTAATTATAATTTAAAAGTTACTAATGA